AAGATTTGACCAAGACCCTCAAGGTCCTCTGTAGAAATTAGAGCAAACATCAAATCAGCAGTTGCAGGAAGACCAAAAGATTCTGAAGTATCAGTCAGTTCCACATCAGAAGATCCATAACCAGAACGAGTTGTCTGTGTAGCACTTACGATAGGAACATTAAACTCCACGGCAAGACCACGAAGTTCTTCTGCGATTGATTTAACTAATGTATATGAGTTTACATTACTACCACCTCGAAATCTAGAAGAGGAACAAATATTCAGATAATCAATAAAGATAATGTCTGGACGAAATGATTTCTTCAGTGCAAGTTCATTAAGAAGTGACTTGAAATGTCCAGAGTGTGCGGATGCAGTTGGATACTCTTTGATAATCAGAGTTCCTTGAGTTTTCTTCGCAAGGTTTGTTACCTTGTTCTCAAACATCTGCTTTGGTAACTCAGTAATGTCTTGAATGGGTACGTTCAAAAGATTTGCGTCAATTCTTTCAGCAATTCGTTCCTCCGCCATTTCAAGAGTGATATAGAGAACGTTCCTGCCTTGCAGTAAGACGGAACTAGCCACATGACACATGAATAGCGATTTCCCAACGCCCGTCCCAGCGAGAGCGATGTTGAGAGTCTTATTAGGGAGACCACCTTTCGTAATCTTGTTGAAGTATTCCAGGTCAAACTCAATTTTCTCTTCCTTTCTATGGTAAGATTCATATCGTGATTCATAATCTAACAGATAATCGTGTCCGATGTGAGTATCAAAAGATACTGCAAGAGCATCTGATAGAATACTAGGAATGCTATCACGATTTTTCTTTTCATCTTTACCGTCTGCAATATGGATTGATTCCATGAGAGCAAGATAGATTGCTCGATCACGACACCACTTTTCAGTAGTATCAACTAACCAATTAAACTCTGTCATCTCATCATCAAGATAACTAATCATCTGGGTAATTTCTTTAAAAGAAGTATCGTTAATATCTTGACGTTTTTCTACTTCAATACAAAGAACTTCTTTTGTCGCTGGTTGATTATATTCCTGAACAAACTTTAGAATTTCCTCAAAAATAACTTTTTGATTCACATCTTCAAAGTATTCTGATTTAATAAAAGGAACTACTTTACGAATGTATTTTTCATTATGAAGAAGATTGCGAAGAATTAGAATTTCAACTTTGTCCATGGGGCATATCAAATACAAATGTTATTCTAGTCTCGTCACCAATATTTACGGTGCCGTGTGGTAGTTTATTATTAAACCACAAAAGTGTTCCAGGTTCTACAGTTACACTGTCAGTTCCGCAGAAATACTGATATCTCCCAAGAATAGAGAGATGATATCTGTCTCTTGTTAAGTAGTAAGTGCCTTCATCAATATGAGCACCTACAATTTCATCAACAGGAAGGGAAAGAAATCCACATCGATGCAATTCTCTATTTCCAAAGTGCTTGCGTATAATCTTTCTGATTTCACTGTGATGTTCATATGCTGGAGTTTTGATACTTATTTCAGAATCTCCAACAAAATCTTCTTTAGTTTTGACTCCACCTATTATAAGTTGAAGAGCACTCACTGGCAAGTCAGCAAATCCCCTATCAACTAAAGACTGAGAATTTTTAAGATGTTTCTGATGGTCCCAGGCCTGAGGATACTTTTCAAGTTGTTCTACAACTTTAGATATATTAATTCCAGTTTTTAGAACCTTTATCACGACCCGTAACTAAACTCTTCTCTTGCAACCTCATCAAGTTTTTGCATCACTTCTTCAGTGAAATATACTTCGGGTTCTTTTAGAATCTGTTTAGCATAAATTTTCTTACCATCAATTTCATAGCGTCCTGCTACATTTTTCCAGAGTCCACCAATCTCACCAAGTTCCAAAAGACCGTAGTAACGATCAAGACCGCGCTCATCATAATACAGACGGATTTCAACATTTTTATTCTCCTTACTCAAACGCGATTTAGCAGTCTTAGCCTTGATAATATTTCCGACCACTTCCGTTCCATCCTTCTCTTTCTTTTTGCTGAGATAGATGATTGAACTTGCTGCATACTTGAGTCCAGAACCTCCGCCCATTTCTTTCGTTGGTACATAAGCTCCGATGACATCGTATGTATGATTTGTGACAATGAGCGGTACATTTGCCTGACCTAGTTTTAACGTTAACATTCTAAATGCACCCTTAATAAGTTGGGATTTAGTCATATCCCTAACTTCCTTTTCATTCAGTGCATCATTAATCTCTTTACTTGTAGAAAGCATACCCAAAGAATCCAAAACAAACATACAAGGTTTGCGATCTTCTACTGGTGCTTTCAAGTACATATCTACGGCTTTGAGTGCCTTTGTGCGAAACTCTTCTATGGTGACAACATTAACCACGACAAGACGTGATGTGTCGATACCGCGTGACTCCACGAGAGACTTTGTAATGGCAGCCTCAGTATCAAAGTAGAGACAATAACCATCGGGGTTAGTATCAAGAAAATTCTTAACCACAGCGAGAGCGAAGAAAGTTTTTCCAGTAGAAGACTCTCCAGCAATAGCAGTAATCTTGTTCCCAGATACACCACCAAATATGCTACCTGAAACCAGTGCATTAAAAATATACGAACCCGTGTCAACATAAGTCTCAGTTTCATCAATATCAGATGCTAACTTAGTAAAGTCATCACCAATCTCTTTTACAATATCTTTGAGGAAATCCATCACGCTACCATCCCGTATTCTTCACGAAGTATTTTTTTATAAGGTAAATTTTGCTCTCGCAATTCCCTAACAAGTTTTAGTTTATGATAAAGAGCAGCGTCTCCACCAAAACCAAGTGCTTTTACAATAGTATCTAGTTCTTTATCGTTAATAGGCAAATCCATCAGGCAAAAAAGAGTTCAAGGTTTACAGTTTTTTCTACAGACCACCCAATAGAATCAAGAATAATCTTGAGTGGTTCTAGAAATGCTTTCTCAAATTGTAGGTCATAGTCTATGTATTTGTCAAGATTGAGTTCCTTTGGAAAATCTTGAATGAAAGAAATAACATTCTCGTGAATTGTATTTGGTTTTTTGAGATAAACAAACTTAACCTTTTCACCATTCTGGATAGCAGAATACTTATTAGTAAGTTTATTTTTCTTAATATAATAATTAAACAAAAGTGCTCCACGAACATGAATGGGGGTTCCCTTCACATAAATGTCAGATGAAGATTGATACTTTTGAACATCTGACGCAGAACGAGGGAATGAAATGTGTTCTGGAGGGAGTTTTTTAAACTCTTGTCTGCACATATCAATAAAGCTAATCATATCATCTTCAGTTCCGCTCATCATAATATTGAACGATTCCTTAAGCATTTTACGACAAGGGGCAGGAGTTGATGATTTAATTGCTTCAATACCCTTGATTTTAAGTTTTGGTTTTTCGTAGCGAACACCCTCACTATCCCATACGCTGAGAATATATCGCTTCTTAGCAGTCCAGATACCACGCTCAGCAATACACTCACGCTTCATGATCATTTTCTGTTCGTATGCGTTCGCGTAATCAGCCAATTCTTGGTAAGAACCTTCAATATACTTCTCAAGTTCCATCCTACAGATCTTATCAAGGAACGAAACAACGCCTTCAGTAGTTTTCTCTCTTCCTTTGTATACAGTATCAACCAAAGGACCCATATTAATATAAAGAGAGTCGGTATCAGAAGCAATAACATAATCTTCACCATCCGTTTTAAGAACTTTATTTAAGTAAGAATTAACACGGTTCATAATCCACTGAATAGATACTTGTCCTGAAAGAGTAATCGCTTCAGCATTAGCGAGTTTATAATAACGAAAATATTGATTACCAATCGCACCATAAGCGGAATTAAGTTGAATCTTACGTGCCATCTGGATGTTATTGCAACGAGCAATCTCTTTTACAAGTTCTTTATTCTTGGTTCTTTCATACTCCTGCTCTGCCGCAAGCATTTTCTTTTTAAAGATTACACGTTCACTATAAATCTTCTCCATCAGTTCTGGCAGGAATCCGCGAACATCTTTACGATACATAGCACCGTTGGCACAAATCGCATAGTCCTTATACAGTTCAAAATTAAGACTTTGGTTTAAAATTTTATCAACCGAAACTGTTGGGTGCTTTTCTTCCACAAGAGTTTCTGGTGAGATGTTATACATCATAATCAAGTGTGGATATAGTGAGTTCAAGTCAAAACTCACAACCCAATCATACATTCCAGGAATTGGTTCCTTTACATAAGCACCAGCATACTTTTCATTTTTCTGAGATTTACTTCTAGGTGGAATAACAATATTTCTTTTCGTCAAATAGTTGTAGATAATATTATCCCACATACGAACTTGATAAAACACATCAGCATAGTTCACTTTGGCATCATATGCCATCGTAAGAGCCAATTCGATGAGTTTCATC